GTTGAACCCCTCGATACCTTCGAAAGCGTACACCTGATGGCTTTCGGACTTCTCGTTGTTGAAGTTGAACTTGCCGAGATATCCGTTCGTGCCGCTCCCATCCTCATCGTAGAACCCATCACACGGGAATCCATCGACACCAATCCGTACGTCGTATTCCCCTTCGTAGGCAGCCTGCGGGGGCGTCAGGAATCCGCACTTCTTCCAGACATCATTCACCAGCCGCACCGCTCCTGTGTTGTGCGTCGACGAAGAATCGGAGAAGTCCGCCTTCAGGCAGAATATCTTGACCGGTCGCGCACCTGGCTTGAACGAGTAGCTCAAGTCTGGGACGGGAGATCCATTCACTGTCAGCGTGGTTCCGTACTTATCCGCCCGATCGAAATAGAGCCGATAATTCTTGCGGGGGTAAGTTGTTGAGGACGTACCCTGTATGCGCAGGCCGACTCCTTGGGCGATGAAGTCATATTCGGGACCGTAGGCCGAGTAGAAGTAGACGTCGACCGGCACCTCGAACTTCTTGTTGTTCGTCTGATTGACCAGATCCACGTCGCCAACGATCCGGATGACGCTTTTCCCTTTGGCGCGGAGCTTCTCGATATCAACGGACAGACCCTCGTCATCCATCACCTCGTTGTTCTCGAACAGCGACACCATCTCATCGGTAGTCGTCCGGTCGACGATGAAGTTCGACAGCATCTCGTCGTCCGTCAGCGCCTTCTCATACACACGAATCGAGCGCAGCTCGACATCGGCCGCATCGGACCGAACCGAGATCGTCGCCGGCGTCTCCTGCAGGAAGCTCTCCGAAGTGGCGTACTGCTTGGCTCCGCAGCGGATACCGTTCACGTAAAGCTCCATCAGACGAGTGCCGTTCTTCTGCTGCACGACGAAGCCGATATGCAGATC